GTACTTTGTGCTCAACATATTTCAATTAGTGATGGTTTTGAAATTTATGAGAGACTGCCATCATTTGCAAATTGTGTACAGCCTAACGAAATTAAATTAAGAGAACTAAACCAAAAAACAGAAGAGCTTTACCAAAGGTTAGTGACAGAGCTTATGGCAACTGGCGAACCATCAAAAGAGGAAATTGAAAAATTAAAGGAGCACCCAGACCTATTAAAATTTTTTAATTCATATAAATGGCTAGATATGCTAATTGGAAATATTCCATATTATCATATGGCAGAGCTTCCTACTGCTAGGATTGTTTGGAATACTGAAGATAACGTTTGGAATGTTGTTGCATCAACTGAAATTTTACCAGGCAAAACTATAACCCTACCTATTAAGAAATAACTATGAAGATAAAAGAATTTGCATTTAAAAATATATGTTCATATGGAAATAAGGTACAAACCTTTAAATTTTCAGACGAGCCAAATTTAATTCTTGTCCAAGGAACAAATGGTTCCGGTAAGTCTAGTATATCTGACGCCCTAACTGTATCAATATATGGTAAATCTGGCATTAGGAAAATTAAAGAGATTCCAAACCGTATCAATAAGAATGCATATACTTCTGTTAAATTTGTTGCTAACAATGGAGATGAAGTTGAAATTGAAAGAGGAATTGAACCAAATTTTTCAAAGATCTTAATTAATGGTAATGATTATAATTTACCAGATAAACGTAGAGTTGACGAATTTATTGAAGAAGAACTGGTTAAAATTCCATTCAATGTATTTTCAAATACCATATCTCTTTCCGTAAATGATTTTAAGAGTTTTGTTAAATTAAGTCCAGCTGATAAAAGAAAAATTATCGATAAAATTTTTGGATTAGATTTAGTTAATGATATGAATCAACTGGTTAAAGAAGATGCAAAAACAGTAAAGGGTAAACAGACTGCAAGCCAAACTGCTCTTACTAAAAATCAGCATCTATTGGAACAATCAGTTCAACAATTATCTGCTCTACAAGAAGACTTAACCCAAGAAAAAGAAAACCGTATTACTCAATTAACAGATATTTTAGGTAGAGCCAAAATTAAACAAGACGAAGTTAAATCTTCATATGGCGAACTTAAATCCCACCTAGATTCTGCAAAAAACGATTTAAAAACTGCAAGAGAAGCTAAATCTTCTTGTACCTTTAATATTGCAGAAATTGATAAGAAATTAGCAATCTATGCAAAGAATAAATGTCCTCACTGTTTAAGTGACCTTACCGATACAGTTCATGTTGGAATTAAACAGCAATTAGAAGACAATAAGAATAAGTTTTTAGAGGAGCTTGCTCCAATTGCAACTAAAATTTCTGAAATTGAAGCAAGTTCAAGGGATCTTGAATCGTCTCAAGAAAAATTTAGAAATGACCATGCTAAATTAGCATCAGCAATTGATTCAGCAAAACGTGAGTTAGATTCCCTAACACAATCACAAGATTCTGAAAAACAGACACAATATCTTCAAAAGATCATTGACCAATTGAATGAAGACATTGAAACAACTAAAACTGAAATTGCTGAATTAGAAAAGGAATTATCTGTTAATCAAGAACTTGAAGTAATTCTTTCTGATAATGGAATGAAACGAATCTTAATGAATCAAATTATTCCACTTCTTAATAAGAATATTTTAAGAACGTCTAAACTGCTTGAATTCAAGTTTGCATTTGAATTTGATCTAGAGTTTAATCCAATTATTACTCACCTCGGAATGCAAATTTCACCAGAATCCCTATCTGCTGGCGAACAAAAGAAAATGAATCTAATTGTTCTTTTATGCATATTGGAACTAATTAAAATGAAAAATAATAAAATTAATCTACTTTTTCTAGATGAGATCTTTTCTTCTCTAGATTCTGTAAGTATTTACAAAGTAGTTGATTTATTAAAAACATTTGCCAAAAAGCATAACATGACAGTATTTGTGATCTCCCATGATCCACTACCAGAAGAGTTTTTCGATATTAAGCTATTTGTCGAAAACAAAGACCATTTTTCTGATATAAGAGTAAATTAATATAGAACTATGCATAATTACAAAGGAACATCATTTGCAGAAGCTTACCAAAAGTCATTAATTGATTTAATGGACACCGGTGATTTGTGCGAAACCCGAGGAACGACAAGTAGAGAACTGCTAAATGTTTCATTAGAAATTACTGATCCAAGTCAGTGTATGTATACTAATATGACCAGGTCTACCCAGACAAAATATATTGCTGCAGAATTTTTGTGGTATTATGCTGGTCGTAATGATGTTGCATTCATTTCTAAATATGCTAAATTTTGGGAACAGATTCAAAATCCCAATGGTACAGTAAATTCAGCATATGGTAATTTGATTTTTAAACCTAAATCACTAGGTGGAACTACTCAATATGAATGGGCAATCGGCTCTTTAGCTAAAGATAAAGATAGCAGACAAGCAATTCTTCATTTTAATACACCAGAACATCAATATAATGGAAACAAAGATTTTGTATGTACAATGTATGGAATCTTTCATATTAGACACAATAAACTAAACTTTAGTGTCTATATGAGATCTAATGATGCTATTTGGGGTACTCCGACTGATGTTGCATTTTTCTGTTCACTTCAAATGCAAGCTTTAGCGCATCTTAAGGAATTTTATCCTGAACTAGAATTAGGAACATATACTCACCATGCAAATTCATATCATGTTTATGATCGTCACTATGATTTAGTTAGCAAAATGTTGCTTGGAGAGTTTGTACCTAGCAGGCTACCGTCCGTTAAAACTAACTTAGTATCAATGTCTGGTCATCCAACTACTGAGTTTATGGATATTTTTGAATTCGTTGAACATGACCAAGATGATATTTTAATTTTACAAGAAAAAGACGATCTATTAACTTGGATTGTAAACCAATTCGAAGCATGATAACTAGATATGACATAGTATACATGAAAATGGCCTCTGAATGGGGCCAGTTGTCTAATGCTAGAAGAAAAAAGGTCGGTGCTCTCTTAGTAAAGAATAATACGATTATTGCAGATGGCTATAATGGAACCCCATCTGGCTTTGAAAACGAATGCGAAAATCCAATATTTGATGCAGACGGCGATTTTTTAGATTATGAAACTAAATGGTATGTTTTGCATGCTGAATCAAACGCTTTAGCAAAAGTTGCAAAATCTACACAATCTTCTGAGGGTTCTACTCTTTATGTTACAATGTCTCCTTGTAGAGAATGTAGCAAATTAATTTTGCAAGCTGGAATTAAACGTGTAGTTTATTCAGAATCATATAGAGACTCTGCCGGTCTCGACCTCTTAAAAAAGGCAGGGGTTGATGTAGTTCAGATTCTACCGGATTCTGAATAAAAAAAGCTATCCATATTTTGACAGAAGATATTGCAACCAGAGAATTAACTATTGTTTTTGTAAGAGATTATAAAACGTTCGTTGAACACTTTTCTAAAAAATGTAAAAGTGATTACGTTCTTAATATTAATAAGATCGTAAAGGAAAAATTTCAAACAGAAATCTTTATTCCAAATAAAGTACAAGCTTTTTTGCTAAACTATGAGATTTCTAAATTAATTGATAAGGTAATTAAAATAAAGAATCAGAAATATTCCAGATTAATTTATTTAAATACTGAACTTTCTCCAACTGGGATTTTAAATTCAATTAATTTCTTAAAAACTACATACAGCTGGGTTGATTTTGATTTTACAGTAATTGATCCAGATAAAGAGTTTCAATCCGTTCTAAAGGACATAAAAAAAGGAGATCATTGATCTCCTTTTCTATTTAAATAGATTTATATTATTCTTTACTAGCTTTCTTTAATCTTAGAACTCCAGCTTGAGCTTCTCTATAATCGTCTACGAATTTTACAGTTCTTTTATCGGAATCTTTATTTTTCCAATCGCGTAAACTGTCCTTTGTATCTTTCCCATTATGGTGAGGATACGCAAATATAGCCATATGACCGTCTTTTTCAAAATCGTAGGTTGCATAAGTTTCTTCACTATCTTCTGATTCAGTAATAGTATCAAAGTTTTCTTCTAATTCTTCATCAGATTCTTCCTCTTCTGGCATTTCAGAAACTTTTTGAATAGCAGCTTTAAATATTTCAACGCATTCTTCTTTTTCGATTTCCATTTTTTCGCAAGCAATTTCTAAAATTTCTTTTAGTTCATCGCTAAACTCTTCCATAAACATTTCAAGAGCTTCTTCGTCGATTTCTGGTGCTTCGTCTAATTCAACGTCGGTTTCGTCAGCTTCTTCTTCAAATACGTAGTTTTCAAATTGAGGAACATGACTTTCTTTTACAATCTTAACTCCCATTGTAGGAATTGCAGATAAAGGTTCTTCTACTTTAATTTTAGCTGCACGGCTTGGTAAGTCGCTATTAAATGCTTTCCAATAACCATCATAATTATGGTTTTTTCCGCCATTTTCAAAGTTAGCATCTCTCTGTGCAACATTTGTCCAGTTTTTCAGAGACTTTCTTTTAGATTTATCAAAAGCTTCAGTTTCAGTAGGTCCTCCGAAAGAAGCTGCTTTCATATCCATAAATCGCTTAAAGTCTTTAACGTCATTGCTTTTTAGGTTAAAAATATCCATTTGGCTTTGGTTTTAAATTTTTAGAATTGTCCGTTTCTTACTTCAGTATAACTATCAGCAATCAAGTTAAATGAAACATTATAAATTGCATCAGATCCATAATCTAGTGCCATTTCTTCAGTTAAATTAGTATCTCCATAAACAAATACTGGAGAGAAATTAAATTCTCTATAAACATCTCCAGCACGGTTGTGAACTCCTACATAGACACTAGCACCAGCTGGCGCATAATCCTTTTTAAGACCTTGTCTACCAGTCAATGGATCGTATACTAAGTTGGCCCAAGCTCTAAATAAGTTGTATACATACATCTCATTTGCATTGTTTAAGTTGACTTCAAAATCAATCTTAAGTTTAGCTCCAGTTTCCTTTGGTTTTGCGCCAGCAAAATATCTCTTAGAGAATCTGTAAGCTTGTTCAACAGTTCCACCGGTACCAGCTTGTTCTGGAAGACCTGAAATCTTTTTTACGTGTTCAACTAATAACTCATTAATAGCTGTATTATTGATACTAGCAGGTGGAGTAATAATTACCGTAAACTGGTTAAGGT